CTTCGGGAGGACTCCCCATGTCAGCGAAGAAATTCTCAAACGATTCCCATCGTTCACAAACCTTGATTCCTCGTTCGCTGTAGTTCTTCGCTCCAGAGAAGTCAGGATCGTTGCACCGTTGATTCATCGCTCTCCATGCATTGTGAACAGCGGTGCCACTCATCCCATGCTTGGTGCTGGAGCTGCGGATTGCTGCGGATCGGTTGCAACCGCAACTTGTCGTGCGGCCTCCAACAAGGCTGCTTTGATCTACTCGAGCCTCAGCCCCACAATCGCAGCGACACACAAGAAACTTGCGGTACTTTGCTGTTGGATGAGGAAGCTCTCCGACAACAAGAAGCATGCCGAATTTTGCGCCAATGTGTTTGCTCATTCCTTGATCATACGATAGGTCTTCGATGAACCAAACAATTAACGGAGGGCCATCTCTGTGATCGACTCATTCGCCGCAACCGAGACCGTGATCCCCCGCGGCAGGCCCGTCCCTGACCTGGAGGCTCACGGCGTAGACATGGCGCACCTGTGGGCCGACAAGGGGTATGCCAAGGTGTACACCGTCCCGGCAGGCAAGGCCATCCGTCAGCACAAGCACAAGATCAACCACAACGGCATCCTGGTGCTTGGCACCGCGCGCCTGATCTTCCAGGGCAAGGTGATCGAGCTGATCGCGCCGGCCACCGTCAACCTGATCGCTCACCATGTGCACGGCATCGAGGCGGTCACCGACATCGTGTGGGCGTGCGTTTGGCCGGACGTTGGTGGCCTGACCGACCCTGACAAGATCGACCACCAGGTGATCGCATGAAGAACTACACCCTCATCACCCAGGGCGTGGACGTGACGCCGCTGCTGCTCAACCTCCAGCGCCGGCCTGACCTGTGGGATCGCAACCCATGCAGGCTGTCGGTCAAGGGGCCGCACCGGGAGTCGCAGGACATCTTCTTGCGCTACAAGGACGAACGCCCGTGCATCGAGACCGGCGACTGGAGCCAGTTCTCCGACGCGCACATCCCCGACTGGTACGAGTCGATCGATCATCTTGCATCGGCCCGATCGCTGATCTTCGGACTCATGTCGATGGTGCAAGGCGAGATGCTGGGGGGCGTGTTCATCTATCGACTGCTGCCCGGCAAGACGATCTACGGCCACGTGGACAGGGGATGGCATCCCGAGTTCTACGACAAGTTCAACATCTGCCTCAAGAGCAACCCACAGGCGGCGTTTTGCTATGACCAGGAGAGGCTGGTTCAGAAGGCTGGCGATGTGCACTGGTTCAGAAATGACGTGTCGCACAACGTCGTCAACGAGGGTCATGATGACCACATCGTCATGACGGTGTGCATCCGGCTGGATCGGGGTCGGCGCGTGCCGTGGAGTCCTGAGGGGTGGTCGTTCGATGCGCAACAGGTTGCGTTACACGGCGCTTCCGGCCAATGATCCTGGAGATTTGGCATTGAGACATTCCGTACGATTCAGCGATCAGCCATTGCCGCCTTTTGTCGGCACGTATGGCTGCGACCTGTTCGTCAGTCAGCTTCGACCAGGGGCATTTTTCACCGCTAAGGAATGTCCCGTGAAGCCTCTTGTCCCTTTCATTTTCGACGTGAGTCTTCCACTCAAGGTTGGACAATGCGGGGTTGGTTCTGTCTCCATCGAGGTGGGCGCATTCCATTCCCTCGGGTGGTTCGCCGACGAACGTTCGGATCACCAAGAGGTGGACAAGGAATGTCCTACCTCCGTTGTCTCGATTCAGCCTAACCTGTCTGTACCCGTGATCACTGTGGCATACGGGGAGCGCCATGATGCGCTCCTTAACCTTCCTGATCTTGTTGAAACCGGCCTTGCAGGTTCTGGCCTCACTCCTTATTCGGCCCAGGTTGCTGACCGAGTAAAGACCTTCGTATCCGCCAATCGGCAACCAGACTTCATCCATAGGAGTTCCTAAAATGTCAGATTATACCATGGTGTGGGTGGTTTAGGTGCCGGCGGCCTGGATAGGCGCTGCCGCGTCACTTTACGGAGCCGCCAACTCGACCTCGGGTGGCGGAAAGACTGGCACCACAGGTGGAGCCGGCAACACCATGTACACGCCGACCGGCCTGAGTGGGGCGGACGCGGGGTGGCAGGGCAACCAGTCCACCGATCAGTCTCAACTCAACGCCAACGGAGGCCTGAACAACATCTCCGACCAGGGGCTGTACCAGTCCCTGCAGCAAGCCAACGCGATCAACTACCAGCCGTACGTACAGCAGCAACAGCAGTTGGGGCAATCCTATGGGGCGGCTGGTCAGCAGCTGCAGCAGGCTGGTCAGCAGCTGTATCAGACGGCGTTCGACCCGCAGCAGGCTCTGTACAACCGAACGCAGCAGCAGGTCGGGGATCAGGCCAACGCGATCTCCAGCCAGTACGGGCTGGGGCAGTCGGGCGCGGGCGCGGGGATGGCGCAGCAGGCGAACGAGAATTTCAACATCGATTGGCAGAACCAGCAGCTGCAGCGCCAAACACAGGGCGCTCAGGGTTTGGCCGCGCTGAGCCAGCAAGGACTTCAGGATCAGGGGCAGGCGAGCCAGATCCCGCTCACCGCGCAGCAGTACGCCGCGGCTCAGCCTGGCGCCAACGCCTCAGCCTATGCATCCGGTCTGGCCACGGCCATGTCGCCGTATCAGCAGCAGCAAAACCAGGCTATCCCTTACATGAACTACGGCAGCGGGGCCGGCGCGAACGCCTACAGCAACACCCTCGCCGGCAACCAGTTCGCGGCCCAGCAGCAGGCCGGAGCGTTGAAGGGATTGGGCAACGCGGTAGGCGGACTCAACACTGCCAACTCCAGCGGCCAGACGCCGTGGTCTAGTTTGAGCAGCTGGTTCAACAGCCCGTCGTCGCTCAACTCCGGGAACTCCTATTACGGATCGGACGGAAGCCAGTACGCGAACAACGACCTGAGCGGCGGCAGCGGCGGGTCTGGAGACTGATATGCCACTCTACGGAAGCGCAGTCTCTGGCTACTACGAGGGCCTTGACGAGGCCACTCAGCGAGCTCGCTATCAGCAGCTGATCGACCAGCAGAACCAGCAGAACCAGGGTCTGTCGGCGTGGGCGAACACGATCGCTCAGCCCCCGCCACCATTGCCGCCCCCGCCCGGCGCGCAGTCGCAGCCGATGCCCCCTCAAGGGCAGGGAATGCCGCAGCCTCCGCAAGGCATACCGCCCCAGCAGCGCCCGCCCATGATGCCGCCCGGTCAGATGCCGGGCCGGCAGATGGGGCCGCCGCCGCAACAGATGGGGCCCCCTCCTCAGCAGCAGCAACCGCCGCAGTTGCCGCCCTACACCTCACCCAAGGCACCGCCCCAGCAACCGACCCAGCAGGCCCCTCAGAGCCTCCAGCCGCCACCCCAAGGGCAAGACCCATCCCAGGGCCTCCCGCCGCCGCCTCCCCAGGTCACGGCGGCGATCCAGTCTGCGCTGCCCAACCTGCATGACATGGCCTCCAAGCTGCAGGAGCAGGGCATCACCGGCATGCCGCTGTACTACGCGCTGATGCAGCACAAGGAGATGCTTTCGCAGGAGGGAAAGCAGCAACTGGCCGAGCTCAACCTGATGCTGCGCAAGGAACAGGCGGATAGCGCGGGGCTGCGTGCTCAGATCGCGGGTCAGGACGCCGGGCGCAAGGGGCGCGCAGAGGATCGGATGGAGGGCGCCGCACCGGATGCCAAGGCGCCGTTGCGTCAGTCTCAGATCGATCTCAACGAGGCGAAGGCGGCCAAGGCTCGCGTTCAGAAGGCGGCCTCTGGTGGCGGGTCCGCCGATCCGGGGGACGTTGACCTTGTGGCCCAGGCCGTCGCAGCAGGAAAGGTCGATCCGAAGTCTCTCAGCACCAAGGGTGGTCTGCGGGAGAAGGTGCTGGAGAAGGCGCTCAAGATCAACCCGCAATACGACATGAAGAACTACGCGGCAGACAACGCATTCGAGACCTCCGGAATGCGTACCGCAGGTGCAGCCGGCGCCAACACGGCCATCGCAGCAGGCGCGGCACAGGGCGGCGCGGACATCATGATGGATGCCGCCTCCAAGGTGCCTCGAGGTGACTGGCGCAGCCTCAACAAGGCCATCATCGCAGGCAAGACGGAAGCCAACGATCCGGCTACGGGCGCATTCCTCACGTCGATCAACACGTTCGTCAACGAGTACGCTCGGTCGATCAACCCCAAGGGCACTGCAACCGTCAGCGACAAGGAGCACGCGCGCGAGTTGCTGGCAGCATCGGACAGCCCTGAGGCGTTCGCGGCCAAGGTGGCGGTGATGCGCAAGGAAATGGATCGCGGCCGGCAGGCACCCCAGGACGTGGCGACAGAGTTGCGCAAGAACCGCAACACGGCGCCGGGGCAACCCAAGCCGAGTGCGGACGATATCGCCTACGTCAAGGCCCACCCTGAGATGAAGGCGCAGTTCAAGGCGCACTTCGGGATCGATCCCTGATGGCTGGCGAACAAGTCCCCGACTGGGCCAAGCCTGCTGCCTCCGGTGCCGGCTCGGTGCCTGACTGGGCCAAGCCGGCCGCACCATCCAAGCCCGATACCTCCTGGCTCGCCAAGCAGGAGGCCGAGAACGACGCCAAGCCGTCCGCGCTAAAGAGCGTGATCAGCGCCATCCTGGGGCCGGTCGGAGAGGCTGGGCTGAACATGGCGAGCGGGATGATCGCCAAGCCTGTGTCCGACGTCATGGGCGGGGCGGCGATGGCTCGGGATGCGCTCCGGGACAAGCCCGAGGGGAATGCTCAGGGATTCCGCGACTCCGTGCGCAGCGCTCTGACCTACCAACCCTCCGGGCCAGCCGGAAAGGCCATCGCTCAGTACAACCCGCTGTCGCTCATCGGCAAGGGTGTCGATGCGGTCGGTTCCGGCGCAGAGAAGGCGATCAACTACGGAGAACCGGGCACCGCGCGCCAGATGGTCGGCGCGGGTGTGCATGAGGCGATCAACCAAGCGCCGGGATTCCTCGGCGTCAAAGCGGCCAAGGCCAACGAGGGGGGCATCGCAACGCCTCCCAAGTTCGCCCCCGACTCCCCACAGGTCACCATCCCCAAGCAGGCAGTCGACTCTGGCATCAAGGTGCCGCCCCAGATGACCGGCACGACGTCGCCTGTTGCCAAGGTGCTGGGCTGGATCGGCGGCAAGACGGCGACCGAGCACCAGGCGTCGGCGATGAACGAGGCAGCGCTGCCCAAGCTGGCGGCCAAGGACCTTGGACTGCCCGAGGGGACGCCCATCCTGCCGGCCAACCTCAAGCCCATCCGCGAGGAGTACGGATCGATCGTCAAGGAGATCACCGACGCGGACAAGGCCACCAAGCAGGGCGTTGGCATGAGGGGCGCGGCCGGGCCTCAAGGCAGCAATCCCGTCTGGCGCACGGACGACCAGCTGCGCAACGCCGCGGACAAGATTTGGTCGGAGCGCTCGACCATCGCTCAGCACGAGGGCAAGACGCTGCCGAAGGAGTTCACCGATCTGCACAAGGTGCTCCAGCAGTCGGACTACCCGCCCGGCTACGCGATGCCCAAGATCAAGTCACTCCGGGCGCAGGCGACGGAGAGCTACCGTAAGGGCGACTACGAGCTGGGCGCGGCTCAGAAGGCGACGGCCAACGCGCTCGAGGACTTCGTGGGGCGCGGCCTGGAGAAGACCGGCAACAGCGACCTAGTGGGGCGGTTCCAGTCCGCCCGCCAGCGCGTGGCCAAGTCCTACGACTACGAGGCCGCAGCCGACGAGATGGGCAACATCAATGCGGCCAAGCTGGCGAAGGTGGGCAACGACAAGCCGCTGTCTGGAAACGCCAAGACCATCGCCACGGCGGCCAACCAGTACCCTCGCGCGCTGCAGTCGACGGCCCGCACAGGAGGCGCGGCAGACCACAGCGTGGCGAGTATGGGGGCGGCAGGTCTGGCGGCAACGCAAGGACACTTCGGAGCGGCCGCAGACGTGCTCCTGGGCCGCCCGCTCGCCCGCAAAGCTCTGCTCTCCGACTACGGCCAGCGCAACTGGGCCATCCCCCAGACCGTCCCGCGCGTGAGCACCTATCAGCAGGCGCTCGCCGTCGCCCACAACAATCCTGCACTGCTCGCGGCGATTCTCCAGCAAAATCAGATACCTAAACCGCCTGACTCGCAATGAGCCGCATCCTCTGCATCGACACGACCTCCAACTGCCTGGACATGCTGATGCGTGCCCAGGACTACGGCCATCAATGCCTGTGGTACGACCGTCCGCGGCCCGGTGGTGAGCAGCGCCGGTCGGGCGAGGGGATCATCAACAAGGTGCGCGATCTCAACGAGGTGCAGCGCAAGTGGTTCGACTGGGCAGACCTCATCTACATGCCCGACAACACGTACTACGTGGACATGATGGACGCGCTCATCAAGCGCGGATACCCGGTCTTCTGTGGCGGTCTCGACGCCGCCAAGATGGAGCTTGACCGCGAGCACGGCCAAAAGCTAATGGCTCAGCATGGAATTGAGATCATGCAGTCCATCGCGTTTCACGACTATGACGCTGCCATCGCTCACGTCAAAAAGCATCCCGAGATGCTCGTGTCCAAGCCCAGCGGCGATGCCAACAAGGCGCTCAGCTACGTGGCCCATAACGCTGGTGACATGGTTCACATGCTCCAGCGCTGGAAGGGCCGCGAAGACCTCCGTAAAGCCGCGAAGGCCGAGGGCTTCATCCTCCAGGAGAAGAAGGTCGGCATAGAGATGGCGGTCGGGGGCTGGTACGGCCCCGGCGGCTGGAGCAAGTGGCTCTACGAGAATTGGGAGAACAAGAAGCTCATGAATGGTGACCTTGGGGTTGCCACCGGGGAGATGGGAACGCTGACCAGGCCGGTGCTCAAGAGCAAGCTGGCCGATCAGGTGCTTTACCCCATCGAGCCATACCTGAAGAAGATCGGATATGTCGGCTACATCGACAACAACTGCATCATCGATGACAAGGGCCACCCGTGGCCCATGGAGTGGACGATGCGCGACGGATGGCCGCTTCGCCACAACGTCATATCTCAGATGCGCGGCGACCCTGTTCAGTGGATGCTTGATCTTCTTCATGGTCGCGACACCATCGAGTTTGAGGAGGGAGAGGTCGGTATCTCTGTCGTCATGGCGATCCCCGACTTCCCATATTCGAAGCTCACTAACAAAGAGGTGTGCGGCATCCCTGTGTACGGGGCCGCGGATGACCTGGAGCACATCCACCCCTCAGAGATCATGATGGGCGAGGCACCGGTCGAGATCGACGGCAAGGTGGTGGAGATGCCGCACTGGGTCACGTCGGGAGACTACGTGCTGGTGTGCACTGGAACGGGCAAGACAATCTCCGGAGCAAGGAGGTCTGCGTACTCGGCTCTGAAGAAGGTGAAAATCCCGAACTCGCCTTTCTACCGCACAGACATAGGCAGGGGGCGCATGGTGAAGCAACTGCCCCAGCTGCAGGCGATGGGGTATGCAAAAGGACTTGAGGCATGAGGTCTGGCATCGGCTGGTCTCCCGAGAGTCAATGGAGTAGAGAAAATGAACTTCGACAGCATGAACGAGAGCGGCGTGCGCAAGATCCTCGTGGAGTGCAAGGGCGACCTGATCCTGGCGTCTCGGCACCTTCGGATTCGTCCCTTCAAACTCCAGCAGTACGTCCGGTCGATCCCGTCACTCAGGGCGGCATGGAACGCCATCGAGAAGGTCAAGGCGGATGACCAGTTCGACGCGCTGACGGCTCAGGAGTTTGCCGACGAATTCGAGTCCCTGATCGGCGGCATGCGTCTCGACGCGCTGGAGTCGATCCACGAGTTGTCCCAGGTCGACCCCGAGAACGCCGCCATGGCCGACATCAAGCTCAAGGCTTCCGTCGCTCTCCTCCAGGCGGGAGCACGTCCGGATAGTCGCGGTTCTGAGGGGGCCAGTCTTCTTCAGGAACTGAACCAGGTGTACCAGGTATCGGCAACCCGAATAAAGGTGCTGCGCGAGTCTGTTCGGGAGTCCGTGACCTTTGAGCTAGGTTCCACTCATACTGAGTCGTCTGCCCCCATTCAACGCAACCTAGGCGCTGCATGAGGCCCAGGGATTCGCGCCAGTGCTTGTGGCGCGCCCTGAGCCAATAGCCATCGACAAGACGGCCAGCCTTGCCAATCCTGACCGGCTCAGCGACGATGAATCGATAGAACGGGAGAAGAGCCGGCATATCGACCGGCTCACCCCTAGGCGTCAGGATGTGGAGGGTGGTCACTACCCGCCCTGACCCGCTGCGTCATCGGAACCCACTCCGCCCTCAGCCCCCGGCGATCCGGATGGATCTGGATGCATTGCAGCGGCGTGGAGCTGTCTATAGAGGTCACCCAGCTTCTTGCGGTCACTTGCGGTAGGAGCGTGTCCGAGATACTTGGTGACCGTCTCCAGGTCTGCACCAAACGGCTCCAGAGATTTGAGAGCGTCTGCAAGGTTGAACTCCTTCTTGGCCGGTGGTGCGGGTGGCACGCCACCCTTTGCCCACGCGGCGATGAGCCGGCCAGACTCCTCGGTGATGGGCTGATTGAGGGGGAACAGCGGCTTGTGCTGCTCCTGGAGCTTGATGGGCTTGGGGACGCCCGGATGGTCGGCTGTGAAGAGGAACGAGACGGTCAGCTCGAAGGGCAGGTTCTTCTCGGTGACGGGTATCCATCCATCGAGGCCGGTGAGGCTCTGCTTGGGGATGATGATGGTCTTGCCGCGGTCGTCCTTGGCGATGTCCACCTTGGGCTCCGCACGGAAGCACAGGATCAGGTGGGCGCGTACCTGCAGGAGCTTCTGCATCATGTGCTTGTGCGACAGCTTGGGCTTGATCCAAGCGGCCATCTTGCACGCCTCGCGCTTTTGCCAGTTGTCGCCAGCCATGCGGTCAAGCTCGGCCTCCTGCCAGTCGAGAATGCCGCCATCGCCCGCCCATTCGTGGCTCATCGAGTCAACCACGATGACGGGGTATCCAGCCGCATCGGCGGACAGGATGGCCTCGGTGTAGGCGTCAGGGGTGAACGGCGCGCGTAGGTCGCCATGGTCGAAAGCGAACTGGTCGGCGTAGTGGTTTGCGCGGCCGGCTTCGGTGTCGATCAGGGCGAATTTCTGGCCGCCAGCCAGGCCGGTTGCGAGGCGCAGGGCGGTGAAGGTCTTGCCGCTACCCGTGCCGCCAGCCAGGCCGATCAGCAGGTTCACGTCGCGGCGGACGGCGGGTTTGAATTGGAAGGTCATACGTCCTCCGATGAGACCCAATTGAGGATCACCCAGGCGAAAAATACGATGGCGATCGTCATTGCTCATCCCCCATCGCCGCCTCAACCTCCGCAATCGCCCACGGTGTCGGCTCCACGTCATGGATGCGCGTCGAGTACGCCGGCCACGTGTCTGTCGCGAGAGCCTTGCGCCAGATCGCGATGGCACGCTCCACCTTGGCGTCGGCAACAGCCCAGGATGCCTCAGACAGCGACAGCAGCGAGCATGCGTAGGGCGCCACCTGCTCCTGGGCCAGCATGACGTGCAGATCGACCGGTAGGCCCAGAGCCTTGCACCCACGGCGATAGAACGCCATCGCAGTGTCGTACCCCATGGCCGGCACGATGGATCGACCGAAGCGGTTCGGCTCGACGCTCGCAACAGAGGTCTTGTAGTGCACCATGGTGCCCGCCTCCAGGTTGAGCCAGTCTGGCCGCGCGCGGAACCACAGGCCGTCCTCCTGCCAGATCATCGTCATCTCGGACTGGCCGGCTTCCATGACGCCCTTGATGTCGGACTCGGAGATGAAGGCCACAGCGGTGCGCGCCATCACCTTGACGGTGTTGTACTTGACGGCCAGGATCGGCGTCAGGCCGTTGGCGCGGGCTTCGTCGCGCTGCTCCTTGGCCTCCTTCTTGCGCCAGTCGTCGGCGTCGATGACGCAGATTTTCCCCTCGCCGCCCCACAGCAGGTCGTGGGCCACCGTGCCGGTGTCCGCGACCGTCGCGTCATCGCCGCCGTGCCCCCCGAGCTTGGGGTGGTTCCAGTGGCAGTGCGCGGGGCTGCGCAGGAGGGCATTTATCGCGCTCGCTGACAGGCTCGGAGTGGGGCACGGGTCAGCGAGGTAGACCGACATGGGGATGTCGTGGGAGTCGTAGAGGCCGGGGGTCATTGCTCGTACCCAATCGCTTCCAGCTTGCTGATCTGGTCGAGGATCGCGTTGTGGCGCATTTGCGTGTCTGCGCGGTCTTTCTCCAGGACGGCCTTGAGGGAGACTAGCTTCTGCTCGAGCATCTTCTTGCGGTCGATTAACTTGAATGCCACGTTGGCCTCACCGATGTAGACCCAGCCCGAGGCTGACATGTCATGGTTGGCCAGCATCACGCCGGAAGTGTCGCAAATGCCCTGTCCATCCTTCTCCAGAACATCGCTAGGTGAGAGCCATCGGCTCGTGATCCAGACTTTGCTCGTACCTGATTTGATCATCTCATTCTCCTTGGTTGAGTCGCTGTTTCTTAGCGCACTGGCAAGGCCCCATGTGCGGGCCAAGCCGCTGCGTTACGGCAGCTGGTCGCCGACGCCCGGGATGGGCGGCAGGGTGTCGATGTCGAGCGCGGCCTTGACGTGGTTGAGGTCAACGTGCGTGATGGGCTTGATCGCGGCCTTCAGGTGCTCGACCAGTTGGTGGTCATGGCCGTCCGTGAAGACGAAGATCTCGGTCGGCAGCGGTGCCGGCTCGCCGGCTTGCTGCATGGGCGACAGGATCACGCCATTGGCGCAGCGTTGGATGACGATGGGTTTCATTCTTCGGACTCCTGGCCCGCCGTCTCGACCGTCACGCCAGCCCCCAGGGCCTCCACGAGGTCGTCTTGCGAGGCCGCTTTGACGGTGAACACCGACGCGGCGTGCTTGAGGGCGCCTGCGCTGGTCTTGGCTCGGATCAGACGGTCGTTCGAGACGCCATCGGACACGAGGTAAATCCGGGTCTTGGCGGTTGCCACCGGAACGGGGGTGATCGGCATGTAGCCTCCTTTGTTGCGACGTTGCCAGTATAGCCAACTAAATAATCCTCGCAAGCCTGTAGCGCAAAATAATTTAGGCGGCTACACTGTGAGCCATTAGGAGCCTACACAGATGACCAAGCAAGAAGCAATCGACTGGGCCGGTGGCACGACCGCGCTCGCCGACGCCCTCAAGATCACGGCAGGAGCCGTCAGCCAGTGGACGGAGGTGCCCAAGGACAAGCAGTACGACCTGGAGCGGCTGTCGGGTGGCAAGCTCAAGCTGAGCAAGGAATACGACCTCAAGGCTCGCAAGACGCACTGAGCCATGCAGCTCTACCCCGACCAGCAAGACATGATCGGCGAGCTTCGGGCTGCGTTCCAGCAGTTCAAGAACGTCCTCCTTGTCAGCCCGACCGGATCGGGCAAGACGGTGTGCTTTTCCTACCTCGCAAACTCCATCGCCAAGCGGGGCAAGAGCGTCTACATCCTCGTGCACCGCGAGGAGCTTATGGATCAGGTCAGCGCGTCTCTGACCAGCTTCGGTGTGGAGCATGGATTCGTTGCCTCGGGTCGGCCTTCGACCTACAAGCCGGTGATGGTCTGCTCCGTCTTCACGCTCGTGAACCGGATGCAGGACTACCCGCTTCCCGACATGTTGATCCTCGATGAGGCTCACCACGCGAGCCAGGGGTCAACGTGGAGCCGCATCCTCGCTCACTTCGCCACGTGCTACGTCCTGGGCGTTACGGCAACCCCCATCCGGCTCGACGGCAAACCCCTGCGCGGGCACTTCGCCCACATGGTTCTCGGCCTGTCTGTTGCCGACCTGATCGCACGCGAGCGGCTGTCTGACTACGTGCTCTATTGCCCGCCCATTGCCATCGCCAAGATGCGCATGAGGATGGGCGACTTCAACCGGGAGGACATGAAAAATGCCATGGACAAACCATCGATCACGGGCAATGCCGTCGATCACTACCTTAAGCGTGGAGCTGGTAAGCGAGCGGTGGCGTTCTGCGTGTCTCTGGATCACGCTGCGGCTGTCGCTCTGGAATTCGAGGCGCGTGGCGTCAAGGCGGCCCGCATCGATGGGGGCATGGATCGCAAGGAGCGGAAGGGGCTCATCGCTGCCTTCTCCCGAGGCGACATCAAAGTCCTCACCTCCTGCGACCTCATCTCCGAGGGGTTCGACATCCCCGCCATCGAGGTCGCCATCCTTCTGCGTCCGACAGCTTCACTCTCGCTCTACCTCCAGCAGGTCGGGCGCGCACTTCGTCGACACCCGGGAAAAACCCACGCCATCATCCTAGACCACGCGGGCAACGCGGGCAGGCACGGCTACCCCGACGAGGTGCACGAGTGGAGCCTGGGCGAGGAGGCCACCGGCAAGGCCAAGAAGAAGGCGGGCGAGATGTCGGTGCGCACCTGTGGTGGCTGCTACGCGGCTGCCCGCTCTGGCACCATGATCTGCCCCTACTGCAAGTGGGAGTGGCCCATCGAGGCGCGCGAGGTGCAGGCCGAGGAGGGCGAGTTGGAAGAGGTGGCCCTGGCAGAGCGTCAGGCGGCCATCAAGAAGCGCCAGGAGCAGGGGATGGCCAAGACCCTGCCGGAGTTGATGACGCTCGCCAAGGAGCGCGGGTACAAGCCTGGGTGGGCGTGGAAAATATTTAATCGAAGGCACGCATGACCGCCGAATCAGAGATCCAGCGCGACATCCAGATGGAAGCCCCCAAGGCCGGCGCGCGCCTTCTGCGCAACAACATCGGCGCCTACCAAGACGAGACCGGCCGTTGGGTGCACTACGGCGTGGGCGGCAAGGGTGGCGCTGACCTGCTCGGATGGTGCGAGAAGGTCATCACGCCTGAGATGGTGGGCGCAACGGTGGCCATCATCACCGCCTGCGAGGTCAAGGGCTCCGACTGGCGACCTCCCAAGTCCGGCAAGCAATTCGAGCGATGGAAGCTACAGCAGCAATTCGTGGCGGCCATCAACCAGGCCGGCGGCATCGCCACCGTCGCGTCTTCAGTAGACGATCTAACCCGAGCGATCAATGGCTATCAGCCACCAAGAAAATGACGAGTGGCTCGCGGGTTACGACGCTGAGGAGGCGCCCATTGTTCGAGCAGCGAACAACCCTCGCGATGTCTACGAGTTGTACCGTGCGATCAAGGTTGGCCACGCTCCGCTACTGGTCGTTGACTCAGTGCGCAATGCTGAACTCGCGCGCAACCTGTTCCCCGGCTGCGTAGTCGTCACCTGGACGGGCGAGCGGTCGGAGCAGGCCAATTGGGCAGCGCTCAAGGCTCGGGAGAACCTGAGCGCGATCCTGCTGCCGTCCAATGACCCCGTGGCCCAGCACGAGATGGACATGGTCTCGGGCGAGCTTGACCGCCTGGGCTTCAGCCTGGAGGAGATCAAGGTCTCGCACATGCCTGACGGCTGGACGCTGTCAGACGAGCAGGAGTGGACGGCCGCGGACGCCAAGCGGCTCTACGAGGACTACCGGTTCGACCTGTTCATGGACCGTCCGATCCCGCTGCCTGAGCCCGTGCGTGGGCTCCAGCGTGTCCAGACCGATGACGACGGGGAGATCAGAGATCCCTTCGGCGAGTCGATGGTCATCCCGACCAACATGCCAGTGCACCTCAAGGAGGAAGCGCTGGACATGCTCGATAAGGCCCGACGCGACGACACGACCACGCGCATGGGCAATCAGGGGTGGACGGATGCGGGGCTCGACATGGTCGCCGGCAAGCCTGTTCCCAACGTCTCCAACGTCTCCCTGATCCTGGGGCGCTTCTACAAAGACATGGTGTGGTACGACAGCTTCTTGAGCCGGATTCGTACCCACGCTGCAGACCGCCAAGAGACCCGCGACTGGACTGACCCGGACGACATCCGCATCACCATCGAGTTGCAGCGAGCCTACGGTATGGCCAAAGTGTCGCGCGACATCGTGCACCAAGCGATCGTTGAGCACGCCTACCGCAACGTCAAGAACGAGTTGCTGGAGTTCCTGGGCCAGATCGAGCCGTGGGATGGGGTCAGCCGCATCGAACACTTCTTCGTTGACTGCGCCGGCACGCCCGACAGCGACTACGCGCGCGCGGCGGGGCGCAACTTCTGGATCGGCCTGGCCGCACGTGCCCTCAAGCCCGGCTGCAAGCTCGACACGATGGTCATCCTGGAGGGGAAGCAGGGCAAGAGCAAGTCCACCTTGCTGGAGGTCATCGGAGGCCGCTGGTACGCCATCATGTCCGCGGCGCCGGACTCCAATGACTTCGCCATTACGCTCGCCGGCAAGTGGGTCATCGAGGTGGCCGAGTTGCAGTCGTTCAGCAAGGCGGATGAGAACTCCGTCAAGAGGACGTTGCGAACGGCCAGCGACCGCTACCGGCCGCCGTACGGACGTCACGCCGAGGACCATCCGCGCTCCTCCATTCTGGCCGGCTCGACCAACCAGGACGACTACAACATGGACTCCACGGGGTTCCGCCACGGCTGGCCCATCAAGTGCGGCGACATCCGGCTTGATCTGGCCCGGGACAACCGCCGCCAGTTGATCGCGGAGGCCATGCACTGCTTCAACCGCGGTGACACCTGGTGGGAGATGCCCACCAAGGAGACCGAGCGCCAGCAGAAGCAGCGCTACGTCGGCGACCCGTGGGAGGCGAGGGTGCGGATCATCATCGCCAATCATTCCCAGGTCACTATTCCGGGCATCATGGAAGACCTCAAACTGAGCATGAACGAGCAGAACCGTTCCAGCCAGATGCGGATCTCCAACATTCTCAAGGCTGGAGGTTGGGTCAAGGTCACGGCCTACGACTCGGACGTGAGGTCATCGGTTCGGCGGTGGATGAGGGACGAGGGGGAATAGGAAAAGGCCCCGAGGGGCCTTTAGTCTTCCTGGTCTGGATCGGGGTCATCAGGCCCTGGGTCGTAATCGTCTGGGTACCAGTCGTAGCCCCTTCGGGCGTTTGCCATCGTCGGACGGTTGACGGGGAAACACGCCTCGCAGTCCTCGGCTCCGCACATGCATGGTTCGTAGGAGGTCATGGCTTGGCCTCCAAGGCTGCACGGAGAGCAGTGCGGGCAGCGTCCGACTCAGCGGGGTGAGCGTAGAGCAGCGTGCCGATCTTGTTTCGGTTGAAGCCCGGCTCCCACCTGACCAGCGTCATGAGCGCGAACCCTCGCTTCTCCGTGCCAACGATCTCGCCCACCGGCTCCGCTACTACTTGTGGAGCGGGTGCAGGGGTTGCGGCGAGGGCGGCTGAGATGCATTCTTGCACAAAGTCGTACAGGTGATACCGGCACTGGTTGTCGGCGCTGAACGAGAAGCAAACGTTCCGCACGTCGTAGTCGCCGTGCTTGTGCGCGATTTCATCAACGCGCCAATCTTCGAGGCTCACCGCCAGGGCCTGCGGAGCCCGACTTGGGGATGGTGTGGGGGTCATTGCGGGGTGTCCTTCACTATCAGGTACTGCGAGCCGCCCGGCGTTGGATTGACGCGCACGATGCCTTGTTTCTCCATCGCTTCGAGCATGTAGGCTGCGCGGTTGTAGCCGATGCGCAGGTAGCGCTGCACCAGCGAGATTGAAGCTCTGCGATGTTCCGCCACGAGAGCGACGGCCTGGGGCATCAGAGGATCATTTACGCCAAGTTCGGATGCTGGGTTGGAGCCACCTCCGATGCCTCCGCAGTCCTTCATGGCGCGGTGCAGCATCTCGCTCGTCGGCTCCCTCGGCACAAGCACCATATCGGCGGCCAGCGGCTCTCCGGCGCCAGGTGCGGGTTTGCACCCCATCTGGCGCGCGACCTTGCGGATGAAGTCCTCGGCCGGAAGGTTGTCCAGCGCATCGAGCCGTGCTTGCAGCCGCGCCGCATCCTTGGCCATCTCGTCCCTCTCTGCCAGAAGAGCGCGGATAGCGTCTGCTGCTTCAGCTGAAATGGCTAGGGTGCGATGACCCGCCGCCCTTTCGATTCTTTGAGCAAGCATCTCCAGCGCCTCTCTGATCCTTGCTGCGGCTTCTTGTGCGGTCATGGTCGCGGTCATGCAGCCTCCAGCCAAGTCATCGGCACTCCCGCCTGGGAGGCCTCCCAGGCGGCGTTGAGTGCGTCATCGCGGTGGATCAGGTAGAGCAGGTGCATGGGAGTCCTGGGTTAGGGGCACTAGGCCCCTGGTGGATCAATCGCCGGAGCCGTAGCCGGAGCCGGAGCCGTCGCCGGAGCCGGAGCCGTAGCCGTAGCCGGAGCCGGAGCCGGAGCCGGAGCCGGAGCCGGCTCCGGAGCCGGAGCCGTAGCCGATGTTTACTTGCCCCATCCCAGACCCCCGAGATTGGTTTGCGCTTCCTCCGTGCCAGCGATGATCTCGATGGCTTCCGTCAGACTGATCATGCTGACCGTGTCGCTGACCTTCGAGCCCTTGCCGACGCCCTTGTTGGCGATCTCGTTGAGCGTGTTCGCGCCCTGCCACGACCAGATGCGTCGAGCGTTGGACAAGGTGACTTCCTTGCCATTCTGGGCGTCGAGCGTGCCGACGTGGACGCCAGCGGAGTAGGTGCGAACGACGACGAATTTTCCGATGAGAGACTGAGTCATTGAGTAGCTTCCTTGGTGATGCGCATGTGTAGCGCGTTGGTGGCTCATCAGGTGAGCCGGTGTGCGGATCGCACTCGCATGCGCCGGCTCGCGGCGCATAGCGGCTGGGATCAGGCGGTCTTGGCTTCTTCGGCCTTTTTGGCCTTGTTAGCAGCTAATGCGGCGTTCAGGCCATCGTGGGTTAGAACGTATTCGTAGCCAACGAAGTCCATACAATAGCCGTCCGGGTAATGCGCTCGGAACGTCTCGTGCCTGTCGTCGCGGACGCCTTCAAGGATTCCTAAGTCATGGCGCATGTAACCCTCGGAGCTGCAGAAATGGTTGCCGAGCTCCGTTCCGTCCTGGGCGATTAGGACGGCGCTGAGCAAGCAGCTGGGGCCGCCGTTGTTGAAGCCGTAGATGACTGGCAGTTCGCTGACGGGCTTGCCGTGCGGGTTGAAGACGGCGTATCGCTTGCCGTACATACTGGCTTGGTGCTGGGCTTCGTAGAGAGCGGCGGCTGCTTCGGTGGTCATGTCTGTCTCCTGGCTGGTTGCTGATCCGATGACTGAACTTTAGCCACCTAAATCCACCCCGTCAAGCACCTGGCCGATGACCATGCGGTTTAGTGGGCTAATGCAGCGATCGACAGGAGCACGTCCCGGAACTCGGGAGGCGTGGCGTTGCGGATTCGGGTCTTGTCCTTGCCGCCGACCATCGCCATCATTCCGATGCGACGGGCCTTCTCGTAGCCGTGCAGCTCCAGCGCGCGGGGGTGGATGCGCTGCTCGGTCTTGCCCCAGCGCAGCTCGGGGAGGTCTTCTCGACGTACGCCGGAAACGTACAGCCATGTTGGCTTGCCGGAAAAGTGGCCGTAGTTGCCCTGGTAGACGCAGCAACTCCAGGAGTCGGCGTTTTCGATGGCTGTTCGTCGAACAGTCTTGCGAACGAGATGGTGAAGGTTCTGGCGCTCCATCTCCCTCTCGAACCATTCGATGTTCGCCGTCCAGCCACCTGCGCGATTTGGCTTCGTGATCCCAAAGCGATCCCACGCCTTCGAATCGCACGGGTGCTCGATCACCCCGCCGAAGTTTTCAACCGCCTCCAACGCAGCGTGGAAGCAGCCACCGTCTGCGCCCATCTTGAACTGGTGCGGCTTGCGAGTGCTGCCGTGCCAGAAGCGGCCCCAACGTTGGCAGGGCGGATGCGCCACGACAGGATGCGGGCCGGTGTACTTCCTGGCATCGCGAGCCTCATCCCAAGGATCGACGCCAGGCAGACCGAAGTAGCATCCGTCCTTCTCGACGTACAGCGCAGCGACCTTCACGGCTGGCTCCCGGTCGCCTTGGCGATGGCAGCTTCGGCCCTCAGGTGCTCCGGCATCGAGGCAGGGATGACCATGCGTGCACCGAACGGATCCTGCTCCTGATCCGGCGCGGCAGAAGCGAAATCCTCCAGCTTGACCATCATCGCGGTCTTGAGCGATCTGACCATCCGATCCATCAGCAGCCAGTCGCTCAGCTCAGGAACGGCCAGGCACAGCGCCTCGCGCTTTTCCTCCCAGTCGAGCCAGCGCGTGATGTCGCCCTTGTCCTTGAGGAAGTAGAGGGCCATGTCGTAGTCGGATGCAGTGAGTGTCATGTGTGTGATCTCCAGGTGGTTAAAGGGTCGATTTTCGGACCGGCTTGCGAGCCTCAGCCTTGCGGCGCTCCCACGCCGAGGCCGCGCGCGCCGCCTCGGGCGACCGGAGCGATCGCAGCTTGCGCAATCGCTCGAACGCCTGCAGGGACTCTCGCCCCAGCCGCTCGTACAGCGCCCGCGTGTCGCCGATGGCCAGTTCGAGCTGCTCAGGGTCGAGCAGCGCATCCGGATCGGGCTGCTCAGTGTCAAGCATGTACGGGCGCAGCTTCTGGGGGTGGCCTCGTGGCATCACTGATCATCCGGGCTAGCGGCGGTACGGGAAAACGGGATGTCGGTGGGCTTGCCCTGAAGGCGGGCGATGCGCCGAGCCTCGATGTAGGCGGCCACGCGTATCTCGCGCTCCTGCGGGGTCTCGGGAGGGATCTCCACGGGCTCCTGAGCTGGCCGGGGTGTAGGCGCCCGCACAGGCTCCTCCACGCCCATGACCTCACCCGGCCGCGGAAGTTCAGGCTCCGGCTCGGTGTAGTCGCGCCGAGGCCGGCCCGTGCCGAATCCCGACGACGCGTTGACCAGCATGTGATCCGGCAGGATGAACCGGCCCGGGAACAGTTCCTTGCCCAGGTATTTGGCCTCGTCGAAGTCCATGATCTTGCCGCTCTTGAGCAGGCACGCGTTCGGATTCATCTGCGCGAACATCCACGCATCCCCGAACGACGACCCCAGGCTCATCTTCCACGCCACCACCGATGCCATCCGGTCTTGCGACAGCTCCTCCAGGAACTGCCTGACCAGCATCTGCTTGAGCCAGTTCCCGCCCCCATTGGTCACGAACTGCTCCGCCAGCTCGGGGTGCAGACTGATGCGGAATTGCTCGCTCGCCGGCAGCCCTCGACCGAGCCTGCTCGACACCAATCCAACCGCGTTTTTCGCTACTACCTGCGTGTCATGCATTTCTACCTCCAAGGTGTGAATGAATTCAAGAATCGACAAGCAAGTCTAGCCGACATCAAGCCACCAGTCAACCACCCGTTAGCACTTAGCCCCAAAATGTCGATACACCACCCTCTCGTACTACCCTCGTTACACCCCTCTCGCGACACCTTAAGTCGTTGATTTTTAAGAACATTCACACCTTCTATAAGATTTATAAAAGACTATGAATCTATATAGACAGTATATATACATAATTTAGAATTAGAATAAATGAATTTGGGGTCTTTTAAAATCGAAAAAAGGTGTCGCTACGGGGCTAGGTTTAGCCTAAGTGCCCGCCTCGACCCCTCGTCAGCCTCCCTCAGAACTCTTTAGCTGGCTGTCGGGTCGGACGGCCGAGTTAGCGCACGCTCACCCTGCTCGACGGCGGGTCGCCAGGCCGTCCGACCAGACCGTTATGACCCGGCATGTCGGTTGACATAACGCCCCTTATGCACATGGTGCAGTGCAGCATAGGGTTAGTGCGAAGTCGGAAGGTGGGGCCGCCCGGCAGGTGGGTGGACGCTCGTCTTGACCCGCGCGACCGAACTCTGGGAGGCCCCTGGGGCACCGACTCCCCCATCGCGTTCGCGAGCGACCCCTCGGCTAGTCCGCCGCTTGACAGCCCTCTTTAGCTATCTATACTCAGCGTATTGCAACGACGAGGAGTGGACATGCGGATCGGGGACATTGTGGAGGGGCAGATCGTGACAGTGGAGCCGTGCTTCGACTGGCCGCTGGGTCGGTGGCAGCCACTAAGCGAGGGGTTCATGGAGTTGGAGGCGAGGGGGATCGAGTGGACGCCGAGGTATCCGGGCGCTGCGCCGAGGGGGTTCGAGAGCCGGCAGGTTGATCTGCCTGCGGGGATCAGAGTCAACGGCTACGAGACGGCTGGAGATGGAGGTGGTGGGCTATACCAACTCGTGGCCGATCCTGATCCGAGTCTGGACGATGGCGGTACGGTGTTGCTGGCGATGCCCACGGATCGGTCGATGATCAACGACATGCCGGGCATCGTGGCGGGTGCTGCTCGCGCGGCCGCACAGCCGCCTGTTGCACCGCCTGCACCGCTGCCTGAGCGGGTGGCGCCGGCTGGCGTGAGCAAGGCGTTCGGGTTCGATCACCGGATGGGTTCGGGAGGCACGCATGGCCACGAGTGAGGCGGTGCTTCTGGTGGGGATCTGGCTGGGTTTGGCGCTGGTGGTGTGGGCGGTGTGTGTTGGGGTGTGGGCGGTGGTGGATGGGTTGCTGGATGAGGGGCAGGAATGACACAGCAGACTGACTGGATCGGGGGCGATGCGGTTGCCTCCACGCTATCCCGGCCGATGCGCGACACGCGCGATTCGGTGGCGGAGCGCAAGGCACTGCTTTCACTTCGACTGCATAGCCTCGCGAGCTACTGCCCGCAGGCCATTCGATCGGCGGACGTCTTCAAAACCAGGCAGTGGGCGGCACGCCAAGGGGCGGCACGCAAGGTGGCTGCCAAGGCGAGAGTGTCGGTGCAGGAGTTGGAGACCGCCATCAACAGCCTTGATGCTTATCTCGACGACTCCGAGCGCGTGAGGTTCGGCGCGTGATGGCCGCCGCGGTTCTGTTGGGCTGGTCAGCGATCTTGGTTCCGGTGGCGCTGGTGTTCGTGTGGGGTGCGGTGGCGGACTGGTGGGGGGGGCGCGACAGGTGAGCACGCTGGATAGAGACACGGGGGCACAGGGATCGACGTCGGAGCTACTGCGCGCGATCAGCAATGACCGGGCACTCGGCTCGGCGCTGTGCTTTGCGCACCGGCATCCGCAGGAGAGCCCGGGCTTTCACGTGCAGATCATGGATTTGTGGCGGGCGGCTGACGAGTTCGAGGTGATCGAGGCGTTCCGGGAGGCGGGAAAGTCGACGTTGAGCGAGGAGTTCTTGCTGCTCGAGGCGGCGTTTGGCAACTTCAAGTACTGCCTGATCTTCGGCGAGACGTACACGAAGGCGGTTCAGCGGCTCAGCGCGATCAAGCACGAGGTCTTGCGCAACACGAAGCTGATGCACCTGTTCGGCGACTTGAAGGGCGAGCCGTGGACGGAGAACCGGATCTGCCTGCGCAATGGGACTCTCATCGAGGCGCACGGATGGGAGGAGGAGATCCGGGGGTACAAGTGGCTGGACGCCCGGCCTGACCGCGCGTACCTGGACGACATCGAGAACAAGTCGATGGTCAGGGACACGGCGGCAGTGGATGCGACATGGCGCAAGCTCAACACGGAGCTGATTCCGGCGATGGACAAGGAGAGGCGCAAGATCCGGGTGACGGGCACGCCGCTGTCTGACGACTGCATGATCAATCGGTGCAAGGCGTCTCCGGAGTGGACGCACGCGAGCTACCCGATCTGTGCGGCGCCGGGGGTCACGGGTGCGGAGGTGATCGACCATCCTCAGGCGCGAGCGCTGTGGCCGGAGCGCTATCCGATGGCCTGGATCCGCTCAGAGCGGGATCGCTTCGCGAGCGCCGGCCTGCTGCGCGAGTTCGTGCAGGAGTACATGCTGATCGCCGCGAGCACTCAGGGCAAGCCGTTCAACGAGGAGAGCTTGCGCTACGAGGAGCGGGCGCCGCGGGCGTATGCGCCGAAGGTGGTGATCGTCGACCCGGCGAGAACCAGCAATAAGCGATCGAGCGACCGCACGGGCAAGGTGATCGTCAGCCGCATGGGCAGCACGGTGTACGTGCACGAGTCGGGAGCGGGGTACCTCAAGCCGGACGCCATCATCGCGGACTGCTTCGACATGGCCAAGAGGCACGACGACGCGGAGGTGGCCATCGAGCGCAACTCACTCGACGACTTCCTGCTGCAGCCCATGCGCTCGGAGATGCTCAGGCGCGGCGAGGTGCTGGACTTGCGTCCCATGCTGGCGCCCTCGGATCGGAGTAAGGACGAGTTCATCATGGGCCTGCAGCCGCTGTTCGAGGCGGGGGACATCATCCTGGTGGGGGGCAAGGCCAAGCACCAGATCCTGGTCAACGAGATTCTGAACTACCCGTCCGGCAAGCGGGACTGCCTGAACGCGCTCGCCTACATCCAGCGCGTGTTCGGTGGCCAGGCGGTTTACAGGGAGTTCTCGGAGGACAACATCACCGATATGGCCGAGCCGTCGCAGGGTGACCAGCTGGCGCTCGGCATCTACCAGACGGACACGGAGGTCGCGGCGGTGCTGGTGGCAGTCGGCGGTCGGCGCATCACGGTCTTGCATGACTTCGTCTCGGCGCACTCCTCGGCCGACGCGATCCGCGACGTGTGGACCATCCTGCGCGCGGCCTACCCCAACCGACGCATCACGACCTGGGTGCCGGCCGACACGCACGACCAGGCGGGACGCAACGCGGTGATGGAGGCTCTGAGGCAAGCGCAGATGCCGGCGCAGCGCGGGGGCTACATCGAGCAGTCCCGCGGCTGCCTGGGCGACTTGATGCGCACGTCGATGGACGGGGTGAGGTTGCTGCAGGTGGATCGGACAGCTCGCCGGCTGCTGTCAGCGCTCTCCTCGGGGTATCGGTATCGCATCCAGAGCAATGGGCGACCGACCGGTGAGCCTGAGGCGGGAGTTAGTCGGACGTTGTGCATTGCTTTAGAATGCTTGACAATGGCGGTGGAACAGGGGAAGGCCACGTCTCAGTTGCCACCCGACTTCGGATCGGCCTTGAATGCGAATGGTGTCCCTTACATGTCGGCGCTGGGAAAGAGGCGATGAAGAAGTGCAGAAAGTGCTTCAAGCCTCACCACGTAGATCACATCGTCCCACTCGTTAGCCAGCTTGTCTGCGGGCTCCATGTAGAGCACAATCTCCAAATTCTTGATGCAAAGGCCAACATCGAGAAGGGCAATCGATCTTGGCCGGACATGCCCTAAGGAGCAAAAATGTCGATTTCCAAAAGTCACGGCAAGAAGTCGCCGAGCCAGAACCCGGTGGCCTTCGCCAAGAGCCAGCAACAAGGCGGCGCGCAAGGCTCGCCCTCCAACGTCCCCGACAAGCTGACCGGCGGCCCGATGCGCGAGATGATCTACGGTCGTCCCAACCTCTCGCGCGAGATGACAGGCAACAGCACGACCAAGGCCACCGGCGGCAAGTGACAGCGAGGCGCCGGCCGCCCTGGCTCACCGCCAGAGGCGCCGCGCTGTAAGCCGTGACCCTGCTCTCCTCCATTGCAGCGAGTCACCCCGGCGGGCAACCGGGACTAACCCATTCGGAGCAATGCACGCCATGAAGACCAAGCAAGCCCCAGGCGTGAGCCGCCAAGTCGTCGAGCCGGGCAAGCTGTTCGGCAAAAACCCGATGGCCGGCAACAAGAAGGCGGGCAAGGCCGACGACAAGCCGGGGCGCATCACGCGCGGCACGCCGGCCAAGCGGCTTGAAGGCAAGCGGATCTGACGTGGCCATTGGCAAGAAGGGCGAGACGTCCGGAGCAAAGAAGAAGGGGAAGAAGGGCGATGACGACACGCCCGGAACCCTGAACGCCGCGGGTGTCGCCGCGCAGAAGAAGGCAGAAGCGTCGGGAGACGAGGATGATGCCAAGGTGGAGAATTGGGCGGACAAACCCGAGTCGCCGGCCTACGAGGCGGCCGACAAGCTCTACGCCAAGATCCAGAAGTGCTACGACAACCAGCAGACTCGCTCGGACAATATAGAAGAGGCGTGGAACATCTACAACGCACAGCCCGACGAGAACGCCACATACCAGGGCAATTCGCAGTGCTACATCCCCGCGGTACGTGACTCGATCAATGCGCGCGTCAAGCGCACCCTGGCGCAGCTGTTCCCGATCAACTTCAAGCACGTCGATGCGGTCGGCCCCACGGGAGAGTCGCCGCAAGAGGTGACGTCGCTGATCGAGCACTACATCCGCAAGTCTGGCCTGAAGAACCACGTCCGGGCCGACCTCATTGCGGGCGACGTCGCCGGCCAGTGGGGGCTATATGTTGATTGGAAGAAGACCTACCGGCGCGTGACCGAGATCGTGGACAAGCCCAAGATCAAGGAGAACGTGGAGCTGGGCGCAGAGATCGAGGACGAGGACGATACCGAGCAGGAGATCGAGACCAAGGACATCATCGAGGAAGGTCCGGACATCGTGCCCTTCGCCGCGGAGGATCTGGCGGTGTACCCGCCGACCTGCGACTGCATTGAGGACTCGATCGCCTCAGCCATCAAGCTGCGCATGTCCAAGGACAAGGTGCAGCAGCTCGTGGACGAAGGGGTGTTCATCGATATCGACGTGGACGACCTGTTCGAGAGCGGGCCGGACGGCGCCAGGGATCAGAAGGTGCCGGCCAAGAAGCGGTCAGCAGACGCGGGCGTCAAGACGCAGGGCAGCTACAAGTACTGCCTGGTCTACGAGGTGGCAACGAATCTGAAATTCGAGGAGGACGGCAAGAAAGAGCCCGCCCTCGTGTACTACTACGGCGAGAACATGATCGCCGGCATCATCAAATCCCCTTGGTGGTCGGGACGCAGACCGACAATTTCAGCCCCGGTCGAGAACATCACCGGGTCTTTTTTTGGCATCAGCAAGGTGGAGCCGGTCAAGTTCCTGCAGTGGAACCTGAACGACTACTGGAACATGGGCATGGACTCGGCGCAGTACGCGCTGCTGCCCATCGTGATGACGGATCCGCTCAAGAGCCCGCAGTACCAGTCGATGGTGATGGGCCTGGCCGCGATCTGGCTCACTGACCCAAAAAGCACCAAGTTCGCCCAGTTCCCCGCGCTGTGGAAGGACTCGATGCAGCTCTGTCAGGGCATCAAGACGCAGATCTGGGAGTCCATGGACGTCAACGAGGCCATGATGGGCAAGATGCCCCAGGGCCGCAAGAACAACCAGATGGTGGGCAACCTGCAGCAAGAGCAGCAGATCAACATCACCGACCACGCCAAGCGCTACGAAGAGATGATGCTCAACCCTGTCGTCGAGCGCATCTTTGAGCTCGATCAGCAGTTCCGAACCGACGCCATCACGGTGGTGACCATGGGCGACGTCGGCGCCAAGGCGATGGTGCACAAGGTCGAGCCTCAGCAGTTCGGGCAGACCTGGTTCTTCCGCTGGTCAGGCACGAGCTACCAAATGAGCCAGCAGCGGATCCAGCAGATGACCGCCGCAATGAACGTGATGCGCGGCATCCCGCCGCAGCTCCTGAATGGTCGGCGCATGGATCTGACTCCGATCCTCGAGTTCATGGTGGAACAGACATTCGGGCCGGAGCTCGCTCCCAAGATCTTCATCGACGAACGCAACCTGTTCACGGTGCCGCCCGAGGAGGAGGACGACATGATGCACAACGGCATCCAGGTCGAGATCCACGCCGGCGACAACCACCAGGAGCACATCTCGGTGCACAACAAGTCGGCCAAGCTGACGGGCGACCCCACAGGCGTCCTGCGCGGGCATATCGCGGCGCACGTCAAGATGCTGCAGGAGCAGCAGCAAAAGATGATGGGGCAGCAGCAAGGTGGGGGTCAGCCAGGCGTGCCGGGTGGCGGACAGCCGGGAGTCGCGGGGACGCCGCGTATCGGTGCGCAGCCTGGACAGCCTCGGACGCAAGGGCCTCCGGGGATGGTGCATCAGGATAGCCTCGCGGGCGCTGAAGGCCGCGGATGATCCTCCATACCGACCGCCCCTGGGTCGCGCGCTGCATCGGCCCCTTCATCGTTACCGGGCGATGGTTCCGGCATCTGCCACCCTCGCAAGCCCATGCGGTCATCGCTCACGAGCGCGGGCACCTCCGGGGCCGGCATGCGCTCAAGCGAGTTGGTTGGTTGTTCACCAGGCGGTGGAAGGACTTGCCGGCGCTGTGTCGACAGCATGAATTGGAGGCGGATGCTTTCGCAGTGAGTCAGGGCCACGCGCAAGGCTTGCTGCTGTACCTCGCGTCCCACAATTCGCCACATATCTACACGCCGCGGCCGATCCTTCCAGGCGACAGATCGCTTCATCCCACAGCAGAGCAGCGTATCATGCACATCCTGAAGCTAACCACACCGTCAATCGAGGAGGCTGTGCATGGAAAATGACAGTGCGTTTCAGCCAATCAGTCCGACCTTTGCGATTGCCGGCGCGACGGCTGCTCCCGCAGCAATCCAGTTGACGCCAGGGAGCCCGCTCTCGGGAAGCCAGATCGTCGCGAAGATCTACAACTCTGGCGCAGTGGCCGCCGCCGTCGTATTCGCAGCAACCGCCGCCCAAGCCGCAACCAATGCGGTCTTCCCGACGCCAGGTACTCCGACGCAGGTGCTCCTGATGGCGCCGGGAGAGGATGGAACGTTCACAGTTCCCCCGGGCCAATTCTGGACGGTCGTCACGGCCAGCAGCACAGCGACGGTCTACATCCAAACCGGGTTCGGGATCTGAGATGGCGACTCGCTCTCCATCGGTTCAAGTCGGAACGAACAACGTCACGCAGACGCTGTTCATCATCCGCGCGGCCAACATGACGTTGACCACCGACCAGGTGCTCACCAAGGTCGGAAACTTCACCAACTACGTCGTTACCAATATCGTCGGGATCACCAAGTCCGGTGCGTTCGGCGTGGCGTGCGTGGGCGGAATCTATTCCGCAGCCACCAAAGGCGGGGACGCTATCCTCGCGGCGGCGCAAACCTGGGGTGGCCTCACCGGAGTTGGATTGGCGTCCATTTCGACGCTCGCCAATATCATCCAGAAGCAGGAATCGGCCACGCCGATACTGTCTCTGACGACGGGAAATACCGGCGCTTTGACCGCCGACATTTTCGTCCAGGGCATCGTGACTGATTGACTAGCCAAGCAAACCCTCTTACCCTTCCGACCATTAGGAGACTTAAATGCGCATGCCGAAATTCCTCGCCGATGTCCTCTTTCCGATGGCCATCGGCCTGCCGCCTGGCGCGAACAGTCTCCAGCAGGCGATCGACGTCAACGGCGCGCAGCCCAACGTCGGCATCCTGGGCTTGCTGAATTCGGTGCTTCTGGCGGTATCGCCGAATGCCGGCTTGGTCAACTTCGCGACCTCGGCCGCCGCGACGATCACGCTGACCAACATCGCCGGCCTGACTCAGATGCTGACCAACGGCGGCGCCGTGACGGTCACTCTCGACAACGCGATCAACATCGTCAACCAGATTCCGCTGCCGTACAACGGCCAGACGTTCCCTCTGACGATCGCTGGCAACACCGGTACCACCGTCGCCGCGCCGACCGTCACCAATACCGGCGTCACACTGTCCGGCACTACCACCGTGACCACGGGCGGCCAGCGCTTCTACCGCGGCCAGATCACGCAGCTCTATACCCAGGTGGTGCAGGCGCTCACCGCAGCCTCCACGTTCACCTCCATCACGCAGATCGGCACGACCAACCTGTACACGGTGGCACTCGGCACCAACGCGATCACGACCACGGTTGGCAGCTTGCTGTACATCGGCACGACGGCCGGTACCCTGCCGGCTGGCTTCTACCCGATCTACAGCGCCGGCACGACCTCGGTGGTCGTCGCCCTGCCGATCTCGGGCACGGTCTGGACGGCGACGGCGGCCACGCTGATCCCGCCCGCGGTCGTTCCGCTGACCTACGCGCCGCTTATCACCCTGACCGGCATGTACGGCATGGCGGCCGGCGTGATCGTAGTCTAAGGGGCCGACATGGCAATCTGGAAATTCCCCCCCGGCTTGACAGCCGACATGACGGCGCTGTTTGGACTGTTCGGTCTCGCAAGCAACGTCAACAACTATGCCGAGGCAACGACAGCAGTCACGACCGCAGGCACGTCCACCACGCTGACGGCTGCGCAGGTTCTCGCCGGCATGACGATCCTGAATTCCGGCGCGTCCGGAGCCTTCACGATCAACCTGCCGTCCACGGCATCGATGATCGCAGCGCTCGGTACGATCCCCCTGGACGGCACCTACTCGGAGCCGATCCACTTCCTGAACAACTCGGTCGGACAGACGGGAACCATCACCGCGGGCGACTCCGGCACGACCCTGACCGGAACGATGACCTGCGCCACCGCGACGACGCGCAAGCTGCTGCTCAACGTCACCAGCCCGACCACGATCACGATCCAGAATTGCGGCTCTTGGGGCCTGTGATTCACCGCCTGCTCGGCGTAACCGAGCACACCGCTTTGAGGACGTAATCCTCAGATGAGAGAGATACCGATGTCTGACCTGCTGAAATGTCTTCTGCAACGCCTATTCGGCCGCGCCGTGGCCTACCTGTGCCCGGCAATCGATGACCCTGAAGGGGCAAGCGATGAGCCGGAAGAGGAGCCTGACCTCGAGGCCGATCCTGAAGAGGAAGCCCCTGAAGAGGTGGCCGAAGGTGATCCCGAGCCTGAAGAGGAGCCTGCTCCCCGCCAGATGACCCGTGGCCAGCGTGCCATCGTCGAGCTTCGCGAGCGCGCGAAGAACGCCGAGAAGATGGCCAAGGAAGCCAAGGACGAGTTGGATGCCCAGCGCGCCCAGCGCAACCGGCAACCCGACCCGACGTTTGCAGAGGAAGAGGCCAAGCTCCGGGACGCGAATACCAGCGACCTGGAGAAATGGCAGATCCAGTCCAATCGTGCCCTGCGTCAGTCGCAAGCCCAGAGTCAACAGGCGCTTGCCCGCGCCGAAGACCTCTCGGACAAAGCGGCGTACACGCAGAAGTCGATCAAGAACCCGATCTACGAGAAGTACGCCGACCGCGTTGAGGACAAGTTGACCAAGGCCCGTGCGGCCGGCATCAACACCTCGCGCGAGGTGATCCTTCAATTGATGATCGGGGAGGACGTGGTAGCAGGAAAGTTCACCGCCAAGTCGGCGGCATCGACGGGCACCAAGACCATTGCGCGCGGCAAGTCGCCCGGCGCCCGTTCGGACACGCCGGCGCGCGGCCGGATGAGCGATCGGGAGAAGCGAGCGGCGCGCCTCCAAGACACCATCATCTGAGGATTCCCATGCTTCGCCTGCAATTGCTCGTCGCCTTCCTGGCGGCCTACCTGTTCCCCGGCGTGTCCAACACCGCGGCCGGCTTCCAGTCCGACGTCGAGGCCTACATCCAGGAGGAGGTCGAGCCGCTGGCCCGCCGACAGCTGGTGGCCTACCAGTTCGGCAAGCCGCTCAAGCTCGACACCAACCGCGGCACCACCTACACCGCCAGCCGCTACGAGCGCCTGCCGCTGCCGTTCGCGCCGCTGCAAGAAGGCGTGGCCCCGATCGGTGAGGCGATGACCCTCAAGCAGGTCACGGCGACCGCGCAGCAGTGGGGCGACCGCGTCATCATCACCGACGTCGCCAACCTGACGATCAAGCACCCGCTGTTCCAGCAGGCCATCCAGTTGGTTTCCCTGCAACTGCCGGAAACGCTGGAGCGCAACACGCTCAACACGCTCCTGGCCGGAACGCAGGTCAACTACGCCAACGGCCGCGCCAACCGCGCCGCTCTGCTGGCCACCGACGTCATGAGCCCGCACGAGTCCAACCGCATGTGGGGCTCGATGGTCACGTACGGCGTTCCGCGCTTCAATGGCGACGAGCGCGAGGACATGATGATCGAGGCGGGCAAGCACCGCCCGACGCGCTCGCCCACGGTCACGCAGCACTACATCGCGCTGATCCACCCGCTGCCGTCGCAAGACATGCGCGAGAACGCGACGATCTCCACGGCCTGGTCGTACAGCGACAAGGATCGCCTGTACAACAACGAGTTGGGCTCGTGGGGCGGCATGCGCTACGTCGAGACCAACCTGATGCCCTACTGGGTCGGCAACGCGCTGATCACGGGCGTTGCCTCAGCCTCTGGCGGCAACCTCGCCACGTCGACCACGTATAACATCCAGGTGACCGGCGCGCCGGCTCAGACCAGCGTCGAGCAGCAGATCTACCAGGTCTCGGGCAACATCTCGGTGACCGGCCCCACGGGATCGATCTCGGTGACGCTGCCCAACCTGCCGGGCTACGTGTTCTCGATCTACATCGGCACCTCGTCGGCGCCGTCCAACCTGGGCCTGTCGTCCGCTGGCCCGTCGATCGGCCCCCTGGCCGGTCAAGCCACGCAGCTCGCTGGCAACCAGACGGTGGTCATCACCGGCATCGGCACGGCTCAGACGCCGCCCGCCGCGCCGGCCACTGGCGTGTACGTGTTCCCGACGCTGTTCATCGGCAACCAGTCCTACGGCCAGGTTCTTCTGGAGAACCCTGAGTTCCACTACCTGACCGGCGCGGACAAGTCCGACCCGCTGAACCAGACGCGCGTGGTGAGCTGGAAGATCTTCTACGGAACGATCATCCTGAACCAGGGTTTCCTGGCTCGCATCGAGCACTCGTCGGCATTCGTCCCAGGCTACAACGCCGGCACGCAGGCTTGATCCCCCACTGAACTGAATCAGGAGAACAGCATGTCGATCGTCATGTCATGGCAGCAAATCAAGGACGCCATCGCCCGCGGTGAAGCCACCGCGACCGCGGAGGTGCACGCCTTCATCGCCTGGGCCGAGCAGAAGGACAACCAGGTGTCCTCGGCCAAGGCGCTGCTTGAGGCCAACGGGTTCGCCGTCACGCCCAAGCCGGCTGCCTAAGGAGACCCGATGGCAAACGATGCAACGAAGAAAGGGGGTGATCCGTTCGCCCCCTTGCCCGACTCCAACGAGCGATTGCTCGAGCAGACGGCCCTGGAGAACCAGGCACTGCGCGACAAGGACGCGGCAAGGGATGCGCAGCTCGCCGAGTTGCAAGCCGAGATCGCCAAGCTCAAGGCTCGACCGATCCCCGAGTTTGCGCCGGCGCAGGATGCCGCCACCGAGATCTATGCGGGCGCCGACCCGGATGGCAACTCGCTGTGGCACTACTGGATCGACCTCGCGCCGAACGGTGGGACGGACATCAAGATCAACGGCATCCCGTACTACCAGGGTCAGACCTACAAGGTCACGACCGACACGTTGCGTGTGCTCAAGGACGTGACGGCGCGCGGATGGGTGCACGAGCAGCAGATCCACGGCAGCAACGAGAATTTCTACCGCAAGCCCCTCAACCGAACCATCAGCGGGAAGCAATGAACCAAGGCGACAACGACGGCGGCCGAGTGGCCGGCTCCTACACCCTCACGGCGCAACTGCCCAACGGCAAGCAACTGACCCTCTCGGGCTACGTGCTGGCCGATGATGGCGTGGACGACCTCAACAAGCGGCTGGACGTCGCTGCATCGGTGGTTGAGCGCCAGCGCATCGCGGCCGAGGTGCCTGAGCTCGAGGCCAAACTGTCGCAGCGGCAAGACCAGCTGCGCCAGATGGAGACCATCATCGAGGAGTTGTCGGCCAAGGACAAGCTGAACAGTCGCGAGGGCGAGACCCTGCGCACGATGCGCACCAACCTCAAGATCGTGCACGACGACATCGACGCGGGCAAGGCGGCCATCGCCAAGGCCAAGAAGATCGCCGAGAGCTTGGCCGCCTGATGGCCATCACTGCCTCCCAAATCGTCGCGCTGGCCTGCAAGGTAGCGAAGTGCCCCGGCTACGTGACGATGGGCGGGCAGTACCTCAACCTGGTGCTGATGGATCTGTGGATGCACCGAGACCTCAAGGTCAACCGGGTGTCCCAGTTCCTGACCGTCCAGGCAGGCACGAACGGGCCGTTCAATCTTGAGGCGAACTACGCGCGGACGTACGACTTCTTCTACCTTCAGAACAACCTGCCGTACTTCCTGCATCCGGTCAGCATGGAGGAGTACGACCAGGAGTTCAAAGACCCGAGCACGGGAAACTACCCGTACGAGTACGCCACCGACCTGTCGACGCAGGCGCAGACCGCGTCCGGGACGGCCGGCTACGTCTACGTGTACCCGCAGTCCTCAGGGCAGATCATCCTGACGCACCGATACATGGTGCAGCAACCTGACATCGTGACGCCTGAGTCCAGCAGCACCGTTCCCTGGTTCCAGGATCAGGACTACCTCATCAAGGCAACGGCCACCCGCCTGATGGAGATCACGGACGACGAGCGACACGATTCGTTCCAGTCGATGTGCGAGATCATGTTGCGCACGCATCTCATCATGGAGGGCGACGAGCAGCAAGTGGTCAAGTCGGTGCGCCTCGACCCGCGCCGGTTCCATGGCAATCGGAGCGCACGCCCGACCAAGATCACGAATTGAGGCCCCATGCCTCTTCGCAAGCAACACCCGGTCAGATTCACCCCCAAGGGCCTGTCTGACGCATTCGACGCAACCGAGGCATTCCCGGGGGCGTGTCGGTCATTGCAGAACCTGGTGTTCGACCCGTCCAATCCGGAGCTGGTGGTATGCCGGCCGGGCGGCGTGGCGCTGACATCGTTCGCCAGCTTCACCAGCCCCACCTTCCTATCGGTGTATATCTCCATCGGGGTGATGGTCTACGGCATGGTGTCGACGGCGCGCAACCCGGGCCAAGACGAGCCATTCGCGTTCAATACCTCCACAGGTGTGTTCATCGCGATCAGCGGGGTGACGTCGGGCAACACGCCCACCAGTCCGCCGACGTCGGGGCTGTGGGTGCCCCCGACGATGGCAGTGGTCGGAACGACGATTCTTGTGACCCACCCGGGGTTCTCGGGAACGGGCTCCAACTACTTCGGCGCGATCGACATCAGCACGCCAACGACACCCGCCTGGTCGGCCGCCAATCTGGCAACCAGCACGCTTCCAAGCGTACCCACGGCGGTTGCAAACTTCAACAATCGGGCCTACTACGCATGCGGCAATGTTGCGTACTTCTCTGACGTTCTGGTGCCGCTCACCCGCACCAACGCCAGCCAGTCCCTGACCATCGGTGATCCATCTCCCATCCAAGCATTCAGCGGGTTGCCGGTACAGACCACAAGCGGCGGTGTGACGTCGGCGATGATGGTGTTCAAGCAGTTCCAGGTCTGGCAGGTCACGGGAGACTCCGCGCTGACGACGCTCGCGCTGAACTACCTGAGCCTCAACGTTGGAACGATCTCGCCCAGGTCGGTCATCCAGACGCCCTACGGCACCTATTTCGCCGCCATCGACGGACCGTACTACATCGACCCCTTGGGGGCCGTCAAGCCCCTGACGCGCGACCTCAAGGTCAGCGAGCAGGACATCCAGGCGCCGTTCATCTACTCTCGCAACCCGTCACGTGTGGCGGCCGGCTACTCGGGCGGCGTGTACCGGATCTGCATGGACACCATCGTGTCGGGGCAGAACATCACGGGCGACTACTGGTTCGACATTCAGAGACGGCGCTGGAACGGCCCGCACACGCTCAACGTCGATTGCATGGCGCAGATCGGGAACTACTTCGTCATCTCGCACGCCAACATGGGAGCCGTCCTCCTCAAGAGCGAGCTGACGGCGAGTGCCACCTCGGTCTACACCGATAACGGTGCGGCGATCAGTTGCGTCATGGAGTCGTGCACGATGCCCAAGGACGGCAACATGGCGGAGAAGCAGATTGTCGAGAGCACGCTGGAGCTATCCACCTCGGGGTCGAGGTCGGTCTACCAGATAACCGCGCTAGACGATCAGCGTAACCCGATGGACTCCACGACGATCACCGTCAACACTCCCAACAGCCTGTGGGGCGCGTTCGTGTGGGGGGTCGGTAGCTGGTCGTCGTCGCTCAACATCCCAACGGTCTACACGATCAACTGGAACGTCCCGTTGGTGTTCCAGAAGATGGCTTTGTTGATCAACGTGACAGGGCAGAACAATTTAACCATCGGAACGTTCTTCGCGCGTTACCAAGAGACCGGCTACACCAACATGAGAGTCTGATATGTCGATCGTTTCACTCCTTCCAGTCACTCTCACGAACGGCCAGATCGCGGACGCAACTCAGGTCATGGCTGACCTCAATCAGATCGTCAACAACGTCAACGCCAACGCCGCGGCGCTGAACGGAAACAATGCCTTCCTGGTCGGAACGACGCAGACCATCGGCGGCGATGTCATCGTCACTCAGACGGCCACCCAGACCCTCACCAACAAGAATATCTCCGGGTACACGCCGATCGTTGACTCGGTGGCGGCAGTTCGGTCGCTCCTGATGACCGGAAACCCTCGCGTCCTGGTGACGGGCTATTACGCCCTCAGGGACGGCATTCCGGAGAGCCTGTACGTCTACGATTCGACGGACACGACGAGTTCGGACAACGGTGGAACGATCCTTGTGGCGGCCGATACCGGCCGATGGAAATTGGTCTATGGGGCCGTCCTCACGGATCGACAGTTCGGGGTCTACTCCGACAACAGCCACGACGACACGACCGCACGCCAAAACGCTATCACCTACGTCCAGAGCACTTACAACCCAGTCACCTACGCATCAAATTCACCATTCGCCGGGACGTGCACGCTTTACTACGGTTCGGGGTACTCGCTTGTTGCTGGGACGCTGACCCAAACCAAGAAGGTCGCCCACGTTGGTGACGGGCCAGCCGAGAGATCATCTGGAACCAGAATTCAAAGCAATGCGACGAACGTCGACCTCTTCCAGGTCACGCCGATCGCTCAGGGCATGTCGGTGTCGTTCGAGAAGATGACGCTTGTTGGAAATGGATTGGGTGGCACTGGCAACCTCATCCACGTCCAGGTCGGGACGGGCGGCGCCGCATGCAACTCACAGCGCTACGAGGATCTGGTGTTCGCCCAACCGGGGGCTAATGCGCTGAAGATCGACATCGGCGACGACATCATGATGCGAAACTGTCTCGTCGACATCGCATCGGCCGCAGCCTACAGCCTAGGAACGACAACCTCAACGAGCGTCGTTACCAATTCAAACTGGACGGCATGTCGCTTCTTTAGCGTTCAGCAGCGGGCGTTCCTGCTGTTCAATGTAATTGGCATGGACATTGTGGCGCCGAGTGGCTACCCCTCTGGAACCATCACCAACTGCCAGTATTTCCTCGACGGCTACAACACGACGCCCTTCCAGCTGAAAAACATCAGTATTACGGGAGGCAACCTAAATTCGTACCAATGCATCGCACAGTTGCAGTCCGTCGTCGGGTTTAAGATGACCGGCGTGAACTGCCAGAACCTGGGCCTCGCGGGCAGCTCCACGCTGAGCGCCATCGTGCCAGTGGGAACGTGCGACCAGATCAGTCTCATCGGCAACACGTTCCAGGGCCAGATGGGAACTAAGTCCTTCTATGACGACAGCGGTGCGACGGTCACCAACGCGAACATTACTGGCAACACATTCGACTGTGCGGCAGGCATGACCGGGGCTCCGATCAAGTGCGCGGGAACTACTGGAACCATCGGACAGAACTACTTTCCCGGTTGGACTGGAACACCCGTGGTAAGTCAGCAGTTCTATACAAGTGGTTCTGCCATCATCCCGGGAACGATCACAGCGGGTAGCAGTTTTACTTACACGACCACGGTGACAGGAGCTCTCCAAGGAGACAAGATCACGGCGACACCAAGTTCTCTGATTGATCCGATTCCTCAAGGGATCATCACGCGAGCGTGGGTTTCCGCCGCCAACACTATCAGCTTCAAGCTAATGAACGTCACGGGCAGCGGCATCGCCGTAACGTCCTTCGATTACGGCTTCCTCGTGACCCGAGGCTGAAATATGGACGAACAACCCAAAGAGCCAAACGCGCGGGACTATCTGATCTGCCTTGTGCAGCAGATAGACGTCCTGACGTCCAAGGTTGATCGGGCGGTGGAGTATCGAAAGCAGCAAGACCGTCACTCCCGCCTGTTCAACGGCTGCGTGATGGTGCTGGAGTGGTCGATGCGGCTCGGGTCTCAAGTCAGCGCCATTTTCATCGCCAGCTACGTCGCGGTCGAACACACGTGGTACTTCGCAAGGATTGGAGGGTGGCTACACAAGCTGCTCTCCTGGTTTTGAAATGGCACCCGTGGTACTGATCGATGACGCGGGGAAAGTCTGGCACCGGCTTTGGTCGGTGCGTCTTGCGATCCTGTCGGCGATCCTGTCGGCATGCGAGTTCGGCATGCAGTATCTCGCCCCCGCCCATGCGAACGGCTCATTCGCCGCGGCGGCTTTCTTCGTGAGCCTTGCTTCAGGAGTGGCGCGCATCGTCGCCCAGCCCGCCCTATGGACTACCAAAGACCCCCAGTGAACCGCGGCAAGCAGGCCGCAGCGGCATCCGTCCTGGCGGTGTGCATCGTCGGCCCGTGCGAGGGCATCCGACACTACGTCTACACCGACCCGGTGGGTATCCCCACGTACTGCTTCGGAGAGACCCGCAACCCCGTCCTGGGCAAGAGCTACACGACGGCCGAATGCAAGGCCCTTCTGACCGATCGAACGCAGGAGGCGGTGGAGATGGTGCAGCAGTGCGCTCCGGACGCGCCCGTGGACGTCCTGGCGGCCTTTGGCAGTGCCGTCTACAACATGGGGCCGACCATCGCCTGCGACGTCGACCGATCGACGGCGGCACGCCTTCTCAAGGCCGGCGAGTGGCCGCGCGCCTGCGACCAGCTCCTACGCTGGAACAAGGCAACGCTTCCAGGTGGCGCGATGGTCACGCTGCCGGGACTGACGAAAAGAAGGATGCTCGAGCGTGAGACGTGCCTGAAGATGGACGCGGCGCCGGCTGAGGAGATCCCCAATGCTTGACGGCCTGTACATCCGAATCATCGGCTTCCTGTGCCTGTCCATCGGCATCGTCACGGGCGGCCTGTACTACGGGCACACCCGCTACGTGGCCGGCGTCGAGGCGACCCGGGTGGCGTGGGACGCCGACCGAGCCCGGTGGCAGTCGGCCCTGGACAAGCAAAAGCACGACGCGCTGCAACTCATCATCACCGCTCAAGCTCAGGCAGACGCCGTCGCCAAGAGCAACCAACGTCTTCACGACCAGCAGGAGAAGGACTATGCAGCCCACCAGCAAGAGACTAGCGCTTTGCGCGCTCAGCTCGCTACTCGGAGCCTGCGCTACGCAGTCGCATCCAGCGCCGGACGTCGGTCTGGCAGTTGCGGTGCCGTGCCCAGCGCCGCCCCCGCGGCCGACGCTCCCGCCAGTTCCGTCGTACAGCTTCCAGACGCGCTTCAACGATCTCTGGCTACCTTGATGTACGAGGCCGATCAGCTCAGGGACAACTACCAGAGATGCTATGCGTATGCTAACGGCCTCTAAGGTATCCGACACGAAGGCACTGCTCAGTGCTCATGCCGAGTTTGAGCCTTCCTCGAATCCTCTCGTGAGGAATGTTGAGTTCCTCCGACCACTGTTGAATGGTGAGAGTTTGACCATGAAGCGTCAGAAAGACATTCTTTCTGGTGTTGTTGGCCTGCTCTTTGAGAGAAGCCCATCGGCAATTTTCAGGGCAATAGTCCCCATCAACAT